TCATCATTTTCTCCATCATCATTTTCTCCATCTTCTCCACCATCTTCTCCACCATCTTCTTCTGTACCTTCTAGTGAATCATCTGTCTCTTCTTCATCATCTTCTTCTGTACCTTCTAGTGAATCATCTGTCTCTTCTTCATCATTTGAATGTGCCCACTCCTCCTCCTCCGAGTCTCCAGTATTATCTGTCTCTTCCCCATCCTCTACAACAAACCCATCTTTTTCATAACCTTGTTTAGTTAAATTTTCCGGGGCAACATATTCTTCTTCGCTTTCTTCCTCGTCATCATCTAAATCTTCAAATCCCCCCATTAATTTCTCATAGATTGTTTTCCATTCCTCGAATGTAAAATCTAGGCAATTTTCCGCAGTTGGGTTTTGTTCAGAATGCCTAATAACAACCAATTTCCCAAAATATAAATCACTATCTACTGGAGGAGGCAAATCATATTTATTTTCTGTATTTGCTCTTCCGGCATTTTTAGAATATACTGATACAAAATCACCTTCATTGATTTTCCATGTATGTCGTTTTGCAAAATCATCCTCTTTTCTAAAACCGGCTTTTTTATAAATATTTTTTAAATCGATGTTTTTTGTCCAATCTAAATCGCAGAGCGACCCGTTCTTTTCGATTACAACTATTTTCATTTCTGTTAAATATTTATATAATGGGTTTAAATAGTTTATTCAATTTATTAATATGCGATATTACGTAAATAAAGATATTCCTAATAACTGGTCACAAATGCTTATCAAACAACTAACGGAAACAAAAAAAGAACAATGGATATTAACCCATCAAGGATTATATAAATATATTAATAATATTTTGTATAAATTTAAATTATGGTTATCAGACAATGAATCGCCCATTATTGAAACAAAATCTATAATCAAACCATCAACTATAAATTGGGTCAAATTTGATACTCTATATAATATCCCTATTGAACATCAGGTACTCAATATGAAAATCTATAGTTACAAACTACATCCTAAAAGTATAACTACATTTATAATTGAAGAATATAATGGTGATGTAAATGACTATTATTTTGAGAGTATCGAAGCATTTGATAATCATTCATTGCTTGAAGATATTAATTCGTTCTTATCTCTACTTAAGTAATATCTGAATTATATAATGTTATGGTTTGTAATTCAACAACTGCTATTATCATTAATTTTGATAGCTATTGTACATTATATATATGAATTTTTCAAAAATAATTTAACTGAGCCAAAAATTAAAGATTTAGTAAATAAGCCAAAAGTGAAATATGAACAAATTTATAAAAATGCGTCCGTTGATATAGACTCAGAATCACAATCAGATATGAAAGTGGAATTGCAAAATTATATTCAAGAACTGTCAAAAGAAACTAAAGGTAATACACCCGATGGAGTAGTAACGGGAAATAATTTATTTGATAATAATTATCAAACTCTTTAAAGGTCTTAAAGAGACATTTCTATATTGATATACAAATGAAATTGTCACGACAAGATTTATCAAGCTTAATGAAAGACTTTCCTAATGTTGAACTATCTTATGAAAAAAATATACATAAGACAGTTCCCAGTTCCAATATTTATTTAACTATTCCAAAAGGTAAAAAATATTTTGCTTGGTTTAGAAATTGGAAAAAATACAATGTCTGTTTTTTTATGGAATTAGATAAACGACGCAAAAATATACAAACCGTTTTTATTAAGAACGTCTGTTTTGATCCTTTATTATGTTCTGGTGTAGGAACAATTGTATACGGAACGCTCTTTCATATCGATACATATGCATTTTTAAATGTAGAAGACATTTTCCATTTTAAAGGAGCCAATATATCTGCCAATACACAGTATGAAAAAATAAATACTCTGCAAACAATCTTTTCTAATTATCTCAAACCATTAATGCTATCATCATCCGACATAGCATTTGGTTTACCTATCATTGATACAAATCATGGTAATCTTATTAAGAAAATTCAAAACCTACCTTATTCTCTTTATTGTGTTCAACACCGGTTATTGCACCAACGACGAACTTTTCTTAATGAACGCGTTAACATAATTAAAAAATATGAATTTAATTTTACTATTAAAGCTACTATTCACCCTGACATCTATGAATTATATTATAAGAAAGGCGACGAATTAGTATGTTATAAATTTGCCTGTATCCCGGATTATAAGACCAGTGTATACATGAATAGTATATTTAGAGATATTAAAGAAAACAATAATCTTGATAGGTTAGAAGAAAGTGATGATGAAGAAGAGTTTGAAAATATTTCAGACGATAAATTTGTAGATTTAGAAAAATCATTGAAATTTAAATGCGTTTATTTAAAGTATTATGACTCCTGGAAACCTTTGATACAAACAGAAGAATTGGTATGCACTGAAAATGATATGCAAAAAATAGAAAAATATAATGCTCGGTAATATATATACATGCCAAAACGAAAAGGTGGAAGAAAAAAACGAGGAGGTAGTAAACAAAACCCTCTTGCAAATCCTGGAAATGTACATAACCCAAAAAATTTCGGTTCGGACCAAGGATTGATTAGCGGCTGTGCTGGGTGTGTTGGTGGTGATATTGCAATTGGTTCAGGGTGCACACTTACCAGTCAAGCAGCTGCACAAACATCTGCCACGCGTGGAATTAGTCGATTAATGAATGGTATAAGAGGTCAGGTTGGTGGTATTCAAACCGGTGGTGGCAACACAGCAACAACTACTTTTAAAGATTTACAAAATGCCGCAGAGAATGGAATGGGTTATGGTAGAGTACCGGTTACTTCTGTAACTAACTGTGGTGTCACTAGTTCAACCTCTATGGGGGCTGGTCAAAATGCTCAAGCGCAAAAAGGTGGTGGTGTCAGTCAAACAGCCTCTTGTGTCGCGGGATGTAATAATTTAGGAACTCCTGGTTATGGATTAAATGTAAAAGGCACGAGTGACTTAAATGCTACTTTAATGGGTTCAGGATATCCTGCCGTATCTCCATACAATACTAATAAATGCGGAGGAAGAAAAACGCGAAAACGCCGCAAGCATAAAAAACGACGCACGAAAAGAAAACATAAAAAGAAACGGCGCACAATAAAAAGAGGTACAAGAAGAAAAAGAGGAGGAGATGTTTCCACATTGCAAAAGATGAAACAAGAATGGCAACAATGGGTTGGCTTTCCACCACCATTAAGAGGAGGTAATTGTGGAAAAAGCCACTCAAAGAAAAATCAAGGTGGAACACGTAAAAAAATGAAGGGAGGATATGCACAGTTTGCTAGTAATGACCCAATGACCCCAGGATTCTCTTCGCCAAAACCAGGACCTCTTCCTTGGGCCACGGGACCTTTAAGTAAATCAAGACAAATTAACTGCCAAGATAACTACAATCACTATACAGGAAAAAGTAGCGCTTCTCCTGTATTAGATCAGGCTGCTCCTGTTACGCCATTTGGCGGAACTGCTTAAATAAATGTATAATAATATAATTATATATTTATTCATAACTTATTTAATCAAACACACACCTTGCAACAATTTTGCACACTGGTCTGGAACAGCCTTATGTTTTAGTATTTGACCATTCGTACTTAGCGTTGTCCACATATTTTTATTATACATTTCATTATTCGCCAATAATACAGTATATTTTTGCTTACGATACCACGTACATCTTTTTTTCCATTGTCTTTGAAACAATCCGTGCATATCTATAATATCAAATATTAACGCGTTGGATTTTTTTTTTCGCAATATTCTACCCACCGCCTGCCTAACATCTGTTTTGGGTGTCGCCATTAATAAAGACGTTAGTGTTTTAATATCCAGTGCCTCCTCTGCCATTGCATATGTTGCAATTATTATTTTCTTGGTTTCGCTTATTTTGAGGTCTGTTTGTTTCATTCCACCAATATAATAACCAACCGTGTGCAAACCTCTCTCTTGTATTGAGTCGTGTAAATATTTCAGGATGCTTTTATTGTGCGCCAATACTATAAATTGCTGTTCTGGTTTCTCTTTCAAAGAATCATCCAATACTTTTAATATAAAATCGCTTCTCTTCTCAAATTCACATAATTTTTTAATCATCCCAGAGTAATTCGTTTGACCGTTATACATCTTATCGACCTTTTCAAATTTATCGTCGTTCACTTCGTAATTTATACCTTTTACTACCACAACATCATCACCTTCGCGCTCCTTTTTATATACCACATCACCGATAAACATTTTAAACACGAATGATAATTTATCTTTTCTATCCATCGTTGCGGATAAGCCCAACATGTATTTTGTTACAATCTTAAATAAAGCATTACTGAAAACTGCTGCCGCCATGTGATGACAGTTGGATACTACTGGTCCGTCGATGTATTGTGGGTTATCTTTTAATGACTCACTCCCTATTACGAAATTATGATTATCCTCAACCTCAATATCATATACGTATGGTTTTTTATACCTATTAGCACCATTGTTTTTAAAATAACTTATACTTGATACCTTTAGTAATCCGTAATTTTGCAACTGGTCCGAGTTTATAGCTGGTAATATTATATTTTCGATATTATTTCTATCATATTTTGACACAATTAAATCACCCTCTTTTAATTTATTTGCTTCAATATATCCATTTATTGTTAAAATTTTGTGCTCTGGAGTGCAATTTATCACTCTTTTTGACATTTTTATTTTTATTAAATATTCTCTTTCTTTTCTCCAAGAGTGTGTCATTTTTTTATATTCGAAATTTTTGGTTTTTTGGTTAAAACTTAATATTTTGGGAAGCTGCTCTTTATTTATCCATTTTTCATATAAACTACCTATTTTTATTAATCCTTTATCTGTATGGATGTGTGTTTTATAAGGAAAACATTCGTCCAAAATGGTTAATCCAAAATTCTGGAACAAACTTGCAGGATATTTTTTCATGGAAATAGATTGAAGCATACCGATAACTATATCTTTACCTTCAATATCTATAACATCTCCTTGTATACGTCCCACTTTCGCTGTAGGCAGGAATTGATGTATTCTTTCTGTCCATTGCTGTAATAAAAACTCCTTGTGAACGATGACCAATGTCTTTTTCTTCAATTCAGAGATGATTTTCAATGATTGGACAGTTTTTCCGCCACCACAATGGATTTCCAGTAAACCACCTCCTTTTGTTTTAGCACATTCAATATATTTTTCGACTATTGGTTTTTGAAAATCTCTTAGTTCGCCTTCAAAATTTACATCGATGTCCTCTCCATCGGAAATTTTTATTGCATCCGGTTCTCCATAAGTATCCATACCATAAAATCGTGGAACATATATTTTATTAGGTGACTCGCGATATATAGGGAATGGTTCAGGTTTTGATAAAGAAGTTTTAGGCACAAATGCCTTCACTGTTAGTTCTTTTCTTATTAACTCCTGTTCTTGAATAGTTATATGTTCTTTCTTAATACTATATCCTTTGGGTCCCAGATAGGTGGCGATGTCTTCATCCATTTATATTAAATATATTGATTTATTTAGGTCGATTCATTATTTCAATTTCTTAGAATAAAAAATATAACCTTATGATATATGACAGATTTGTTCAAAATCATGAAAAAGGATACCCATCATTATGTATTGGCGGTTCTGCTTATTGTTTTCGTTGTGTCTGATGTTCAAGTGCCTGGAATTATTGGCGAATTAGTTGATACTATCCTTGGGAAAATTGTTGTTGTTATGTGTGCTCTTAGTTTATTTGGAGCACACCCTGTGGTTGGCGCAATTGGTCTTGTAGCTGCCTATCAACTTATTATGCGGTCACAAGGTCTTCAAGCTGCTTCAATATATATACCGAGTGAAATCAAAAAGTCACAGGTGTTAACTGCTATGAATCAATTCCCAGTTACTGTCGAGGAAGAAGTTATTTCCAATCAAATACCTTATGTCTTTAAAAGACACGCACAAGGTAATTCGCCATACAAAGGTGTGCAGGACAAATTACACGGCGCGGCAAAACTTAATGCTTCTAACTAATTAATAATAGTTTTAATAAATATTATTAATCTTGCGGAATTTCCAGAGATGATTCACTTGCCGCTGAAACACCATCGAGACGGGTGCGAATCATTGGCCATAATACATAATAGAAAAATATTCCACCGGCCAATATTGATAAAAGTACGATAATTATAATAAAAGCGGAGCTGTTGGTTATTTTTGACCAATCTATTGATGGTTTTTTAATACTTGTATCATCACCACTAGATGTGGGATCTGTATCATAATATTCTGTACATTCCATTGCTTGCGATGAACTGCCGTTATCTGTATCATTTGCCCCATTTGAATTATATGCAACAAACCCTTCTTTAAACCCGCCAACAAAACCTTCTTTCTTACTAGTCTTTGCTGCTGGTTTTATTGTTTTTTTGATTAATTCTAAATCAGACGCATTAATAACCGATGCATGCTTATTATCAAATACAATCATCGTGGCTTGCATATTGCAGGGAGGATAAGGTGAATCACCGATATAATGATAGAAAGGTGTTTTGGGTGCAGGCATCACGTCATTTAATGACCAATTTCTAACATTTACGGTAGTTGGGTTATTTTTTTCAAGAGGAATATGGGATGCAATTTGTTTAAAAAAATTTACAGAATCTCCACCACCCTCATTGGTTTTAATAGGCAAACATATCATGAAATTTTTTGTTCCTCCACTATGTTTTAATATTAATTCTGCCTCTGTATGTTTACCGTCGAATGTATGCAAGGAAGGAATATATAATCTGACACTATCGATGCTAAGTCCTTGCGAATTATACGTTACATTATTTTTTCCATCTGTTTTGATTTCTAAATAATCTCCTTTATTAATTAATTTACAAGTACTATTAGAATTGTATTTAAAATTAAAATTACAATTTTCTTTGCACTTATCTTCCTGTTGTGTTTTTAATTTCGTAGCTTCATTGTTAGGGCAACTCATTTAATATACTAATATAATAAAATAATATTTTTTTATTGTATATACCAATGACCATTACAAAGAAACGATTGAGAAAAAGAATCATAGGAAAAAACACCGTAACCCTTAGAAAAAGAAGAAAGTCTAAAGGAAGGAAAAGAAGAAGTTTTAGAAACAATAGACATGTTAATTTAAGAACATCTAGTTTGCGGCGAGGAGGTGCTGCCAAAAAGAAGAAGAAGAAAAAATCAACACCTAAGAAACCTGCGACTTCTCCTAAGAAAAACGCCGTTAATAAACCTGCGACTTCTCCTAAGAAAACAACCGTTAATAAACCTGCGACTTCTCCTAAGAACACCGCCGTTAATAAACCTGCAACTTCTCCTAAGAAAAACGCCGTTAATAAACCTGCGAGTAAAGGTACACAGAAGAAAAGAAGGAAAAAAACAGCATCCAAAGGTACACAGAAGAAAAAACCAGCAGCAGCAACGACAGCAAAACCAGCAGCAACGACAGCAAAACCAGCAGCAGCAGCAACGACAGCAGCAACGACAGCAAAACCAGCAACAGCAACGACAGCAAAACCAGCAGCAGCAGCAACGACAGCAGCAGCAAAACCAGCAGCAACGACAGCAAAACCAGCAGCAGCAGCAACGACAGCAAAACCAGCAGCAGCAGCAACGACAGCAGCAGCAAAACCAGCAGCAACGACATCAGTAGCAACGACAGCAGTAGCAACGACAGCAACGACAGAAAAACCAGCAGTCGTTAAAAAAACAGAAGTTCCACAAGAGAAAGTTATCCAAAAAGCGGAGACACAAACCGCTCTTCCTACAGTACCAAAATCGCAAGTCATGGATATAAAAAAGGTGACAGAAGAGGTAAAACAAGCCAATAAAAGTATTATTAAAAAAGCTGAGGCGTTAGAAAAAAATTCTGTGACCGCAACAAAACAAGTCGAAGGCGCTAGAGATACTCTTGTAAACGCGGTCAATAAATCTTTTAATTCGGTAAAAACAGCAATAAATACACAATCGAAACTAACCAAAACCTTCGTTGAAACACTTGAAAAATCTGCAACCCCTATTAAACCACCAAAAACTCCCAGTGGTAAAAAAGTTATTAAAATCGCTATAATAACGAGGGACGATGCACAAACTTTAGTCTCTAATCCTGGTGGCGGAACTGCGGAGGCTGCAATGCGGGCTACAAAAAATATTGTAAATGCACAGGCATAGATATCAAATTAATATAATCTAAATCACTTAATTATATTAATCACTAAAAGTTCTTTGGCGTTGCTGTGAAATGGGAATTGATACTTCCAATTTCTCTCCAATGGATGTCTTAAAATCTATCAAAGACATAATGATACTGTCAATTTTACAAATCAACTTCGCCTCTGTTGGGTATGTTTTTTTTAATGTATATAATCCAGTCATTAATGAATTTGCTAAATCCCTTAGCTTTTTCCCCAAAACTCTATACCTAGTATCATAGGTGATTTTTAAAATATTTAATACTTTATCTAAATATTTCATAAATTTTGAAAAATCTTCATCTAGATGATTAAATGTATGAGAACGACCTTGTCTTGTCCACCATCTTCTAAGCTGGACAAGATACTCTCCCCTGACATGTCTATAGTATACGCCACTACTATCTCTAGCAAGCTTGTCTCCATCTTCTAATTCACCTATTTCTTTAAATTTTGCCGAATAACTATTATATTCATCTTGCATCTCTTTAAATTCTTGCTCCTGAAAATTCATTTGTGTATTTAAACCCAAATTTTTACTCATTGCCATAAATGCCATTTATATATTCGCAATATTTTAAAGATAAGGAATATACCGAGGCAAAGCATTCTCGTATGTGGTCACTTTGAAAGCATCTTTGTAACCCTCCACATATATCGTATCACCATTGTACAAGTCATCGCACCCATATTCATTTGTACAACTCCGACCATTGCGTGATACCGGCAATTTAATCCCTTGATGTTGGTCACTTATTGTATAATATTGCCATTTGTTACGATTTGTATGTAGGGGTCTGCCCATTAGAGGTAAAATTGTTTCTTTCCCATTTAATCTGGTTAATAAACCGACTTGACGGTATGCATCATCAAATCCTTGCGTTCTAACATTAATTGGGACTCCTCGAGGATCAATGGCAGTTCTCACTGGGGGCATGAATCTATCGAGTTTCAAAGGTGGAGAATACGGATTCATTAAAACATCACGGGGCGCATCAGTATTAGTCACATTCCATCTAGGAAATGCTTCGTTTCCCTGGGAAATTATGTCTCTGTTTACAATAACTGTTGATTGATTTGGAGAGAATCCTGAATAATAGAAAAAAAGTCCAATTAAACCTAATGCACAAATTAAAAATGTAATTGTTACATTTTCAATACAAATTACTCCTGGGGGACATTTGCGACGAGCCATTTATATTAAATGTTTATTTTTTTTTACCATTCGGCAATTTGATACCACCCATCTTACCCATTAATCCTTTCAAGTTATCCATTCCGCCTAATTTATCCAACATACTCCCCGCTTGTTCCATAAGAGGAGCGAAATCCTTCAATTGCCCCATCAATTCCTTTTGTTGGTCCATTAATCCCTTTGTATCATTCGTTAAGTTTTTCATACCACCATCACCCAACATCTTATTAAGATTGTCGTATGCTTGTTCCATGGTAGCAGCATAATCTATTCTGGTACTGTCAACCTCATCTTCCTCCTCTTCAGTTGCAGCTCTTGCAGCCTTTGCTGGTCTGGAAGAAGCAAATTGACTTTTCATTGCCTCCTTCTTCTTCTTTACTTCTTTTCCTTCTTTCATCCCTTCTCTCATTCGACTACTAGCATAAAGGATGTTTGTTCCTAATATGGCTGAACTCAATATAACAATCATATTTTTACTAAAGTGGCTTGCCAATGCACAAATGGCAATAAATACCATCAATGAATTAAAATCCTCAATGGCTAAATATCCTAAAACATTGGTTACGGCAACGAATAATACTAAATACAATACATACTTGTTCTGGAGTAGTTTTTCCATTATTATATATATAAATTAGATATAATAATATAAATTAGTTAAAAAATCCTTGTTGCTTTTGCCTTTTTCTTATCAGCATTATCGGCTGCGTCAGCAGCTGCCATTACCTGATTGGCAGCTTTCGCTTTTACGTCAGCACATTCACCGTTAACCTTGGCTGAACCATCAGAACATGTCTCACTTTTAACTATATCATCACTAGCTTCCGAGTTTAATTTGCGAGCTGCTTCTGCTGCTGCTTCGCTTCCTGTTTTATTACCCCCATCAAATCCTTCCTTAAGACGTCCACAGCCGAAAAGAATGTTAGAAACGAAAAGACCAATAAAAATATCAACAGTGCGATTCTTGGTGAATTGGTTGGCGAGGTATGCTGCGCCGCCTAGCACTAAAACACACTCGATGGATCCAAGTGAAACATATCCCAGAACATTAATCACCATGAGTGCCACTGCGGCATAGTAAAGGTATTTACTCTTCAATACATTATTAAAATTCATCTTATATATAATTCAAATATAAAAAATTGATTTAATGCTTATTTGGGAAGATAATCCTAAATATATATGAATGATTTCGTCGAATTAATTGAACCAAAATATAAATTAGCCATATGTGAACTATATCATCCATATTTTCATGGTGACCTAAATGACGAAGACAACAAAGTTAAAAATTATCTTTATAATTCTTACTTATGTGCTTATACTATAGAAGAGGATGAGTTATACGACCTATATCCGTGGCGGTCCCATGAAAGACCTTGGGGCTTGCCTTTGGAACGATCGTGGCCTGATGTAAAACATCCTTCAATACGCAATTATCATAATATTGTTAAAAAATATGCATTGGAAATTGTGCAAATGATTCATATAAATACGGGGCATCAAATGTGTATACCAAAAACATTTTGGCTGAAAATAATTCAGCGAAAATATAAAAATTATTATAAAAAACTTCAGGAGCGAATTCGACGGGCCAAACATCCTAAAGCCTTGTTCAAACGACAAATTACAGGAAAGCGATTTTAACGACGTTTCTTCCGACGTTTCTTCCGACGTTTCTTTGTTTGTTTGTGTTTCTTATGTTTACCGCGTAAACTTTTTCTCCTAGATTGTCTCAATGAACGACGACTAATTGCCGCACGAGTAAATTTGTAACCACCTTTCTTTTTCTTTCTACTGGTGTTTTTTGCTTTTTTCTTTCGACCACCGACAAGAGGTATGGGACCCTCATCATCTAGCGCTCTATCTACTGGTGCCAAGATGCCAACAGCTGTGGCTATAGAATTAATTTCTCCAATTAATCCGGCCATCATCTGTGGAATATCCACATTTTGAAGTTGCTCTGCTAAATCTGCCATAGCTTGTGCTTGTTGAGGATTAATATATCCCTGTGCATTTACAGCATTAATCAACTCAACTAATGCTTCCTGTGCTTGTCCTGCTGCAGCTGCGGCTGGTCCTGCTTGAGCACCTATGGATAACAGACGACCATAGATTTCTCTTAAACGAATAACTGCTACTTCGCGGAACTCATCTGCTTTACCTGCTACATAATTTGAATTTTGTATATAATTTGCGCCCAATTCTGCATTTTGTATTGCTAACTGCCACGCATCAGTGTCTCCTGGTGTACCTACCGGGACCTCTTCCGGTTGTGGTCCCGTTGGATTTAATCCTAATGCTGCTAAATTTGCTGCGGCTGTGGGTCCTGCAGGGGCAGCATATGGTGTAACTGCGCCTGGTTGATTTAATTGATTTGCCAATGCATCTGTTACAGGGTCTGCTGGCGCGTAAGGACCCGGTACTCCTCCTGGTATTAGATATGGAAGTCCTACTGGATTTGCGTTTGGGATTGCTGCTGCTCTTGCTGCCATTTATATATATATATTAATAAATATATTAAATCATAGCCTCTCTTAACATTTCTTGAACAATTTTCAATCCTTGTTTATAAACTTCGATTAAATGTCTATAATCTTTTTTTTTAGTACCCATATTTCTTTCTAATTCATCACCTTGCATTTTTAATCTGCTTATTTGTGTCATGGCTCCAGCCAGATCAGTATTTTTTTGTTGAATGTGAGCTTGTATAGTTGCTAAACGCGCCGTTATAATTGCCATTCTTAGTTCTAAAAAAGATTGTACTGGATTAGTAGGATCTAAAAGTGTATTTAATGGGATACGTTGTTGTTGTCTTTGTTGTGCTAAATTCCGGATATTTTGTAGATGGGATTGTATATTTGGTTGAGCCATTACTTATATATTCCTCATATTAGTTTGCGGTTGTTGTTGTGGTTGTGATGGTTCACCAGTTATTCGATCCAACTCACCTTTTATATTATCCATTTCTCCTAAAATCTTATTCTGCTGGAAACGCGCTTTATTCGCCATTTCCGCTGATAATCCTGCTTCTTGTAATATTTTATCCAAATAACCCATCAACATTTCCAGCTGTTTACGCTCTCGTTCTTTTTCATCAACTATATATTTATGGTATCGTTTGTAATCATCTGTCACACTTTCTAAAAACTCGTTCTCATTTTGAACCTTCTTTGTCTCTTCTAAATAGCCCATAACAGAGTCCTGTGTTTTGTTAATTTCTGACTGTAACAGCTCGATAATTTTATCTCTATTTGCTAAATCCATTGATTAATATAATAAGAGATTATTTTATTTTTTCGCTATCCGCACCACTGTAGGCATTAAATACTAATTGTTTTTAATTTCACCAGACCATTTGTAGTGCTAAAGTATTTTATTGAAAAATATTTAAATGTTTAGTGATATTATTTAGGATGTCGAAAATGCAAAAAGAACCCCTCCTCGCGGAAAATCCCAATCGCTACGTTATGTTTCCTTTACAAGACCAAGATATTTGGAAGAGTTACAAGAAAATGATGGATTGCTTCTGGCGAGCCGAAGAAATTGATTTTTCAAAAGATATGACACATTGGGAAACTCTCACCGAAAAAGAACAATATTTTATCAAGATGATATTAGCCTTTTTCGCTGCGAGTGACGGTATCGTTATTGAAAATCTGGGCGCACGTTTCATGACAGAAGTTCAATTGCCCGAAGCAAGAGCTGCATACGGATTTCAACTCATGATGGAAAATGTGCATTGTGTTTCTCATAATACAAAAATATTAACCGATAAGGGATATTTTGATATTGGTGAATTGGAAAATGAATTTGTAAATGTTTGGAATGGCGACCAATTTTCCAATGTCCAAGTTAAATATACTGGAAACCAACCTATATTTAAGGTAATTCTCTCCAATGGAATGGAATTGGACTGTACTGATGGCCATAAATGGTTGGTTCGTACCGGAAACCAGAGTCATCCTGAAAGATGTATTCAAGAAAAGGTAGAAACCAAAAATCTTAAAGTTGGAAATGTTCTATCGGATTATGACCTACCTGTAATTAAATGTGAAGACCCCGATGAATTCAAAAACCCATACATACACGGTTTCTTCTGTGGAGATGGAACTTATACGAACAAATATCCTGTGGTTTACTTGTATGATAAAAAAAGAGAGCTGTTGCCACATTTTAATCCAGAAAAGATTCAAAAGAAAAAAAATCCTATCAGATTTAATATTACAAATAAAATAAATAAACGAAAATATGAAGTTCCTATTAATTATAGCATTAAAACAAAATTAGAGTGGTTGGCTGGTTATGCCGATGCCGATGGATGTATTAATCTAAATCAGCCAAAAGACGCGACCTCTATTCAGATTACTTCGGTTAATAAGTCATTTTTAAAAAATGTTCAAATTATGTTGACCACTCTGGGCATAATATCTACTATTAAATTAAACAGTCCTGCTGCTAAAAAATTATTACCCGATGGTAAGGGAGGGCATAAATATTATAATTGCAAAGACTGTTTTGTATTGTATATTACTTGTAAAAATGTCAATAAACTCATATTGCAAGGGTTTTGTCCCAGAAGGTTAAATATTTTATATTGTGAAAGGATGGATAATTCGTATTCATCAGCCCTCAAAATAAAAATTAAAAGTATTGAAAAAATTTCGGACGATGAAAAAACCTTTTGTTTTTCAGAACCCATTAATCATACTGGAATATTTAATGGGATATTAACTGGGCAAAGTGAAACATATTCTCTCCTCATCGATACATACATTAAAGACGAAGTAGAAAAAACCAAATTATTCACGGCATTAGATAACTTCCCCTGTATTAAAAAGAAAGCCGACTGGGCTATTAAATGGATTAATGATAAACGTTCTTCTTTTGGTACTAGATTGCTGGCGTTTGCATGCGTCGAAGGGATTTTCTTCTCTGGCGCATTTTGCTCCATTTATTGGCTCAAAAAACGCGGATTAATGCCGGGATTGACTTTTTCAAACGAACTAATCGCCAGAGACGAAGGCATGCATACTGACCTAGCCGTGCTATTATTCCGCAAATTAAATAAAAAGCCGAATAAAAAGAAGGTATATGATATTATTAAAGAAGCCGTTACCATTGAAAAAGAATTCATCTGCTCTGCTCTCCCATGCAAACTCATTGGTATGAATGCTAAGCTCATGTCGCAATATATCGAATTTGTAGCAGACCGTATTGTTCAGCAATTGGGCTTTGATAAAATCTACAAAACAGCAAATCCTTTCGATTTCATGGAAATGATCTCATTAGAAGGTAAAACGAACTTTTTCGAAAAGCGCGTCGGAGA